GCTTCAGAAAATGGCAACGGTGGACTTCTAAACCCAGAACAATCAGCACGATTCTTGGACTATATGTTCGATGCTACCGTAATTGGTAAGGTTGCACGTACAGTCCGCATGAAAGCTGACACAACAGAAATTGATCGTATGTCCGTAGGAGAGAAGCTTGTAAAGCTTGCATCTGAAGGCGAAAACACAGGAGCTAACTCAGGTGTTACTTTCTCAAAAATTTCTCTCACAACTAAGAAACTCCGCATGGACTGGGAGCTTTCAACAGAGTCTCTAGAAGACAACATTGAAGGTGCAGATCTAGAAGATCACATTGCACGTATGATGGCAACACAGGCAGGAAATGACATCGAAGATGTTATTCTTAACGGTGATACATCACTTTCAAGCGATGCACTATACAAGTCTTTTGACGGTGTAGTTAAGAAGGCAAAGACAAGCGGTCACGTTGTCGATGCTGCAGGTGCTGCAGTTTCTCGTGCAGTATTTAACTCAGCTCTTAAGGCTCTTCCACGTAAGTACAAGCAACGTCGTACAGACCTTCGCTTCCTTGCAGGATCAAACTTGATCCAAGATTACCTATACTCAACATCAACAAACATTCAGAACGTTAACCCACAGGACATTGCTTCAGGCATCATCCGTGGAGATGTTCCAGTTCTTGGTGGTCCAGCAGGTTATGTCGCTCCATACGCATTTGGTATTCCAATCGTTGAAGTTCCATTGCTTCCTGAGACACAGACAGGTACATACGCAAGCCCATCAGGTTCACACGGAGATATCCACTTGACATTCCCAAATAACGTTGTTATTGGTATCAAGCGTGATGTTACTGTTTACCGCTTCTTCTGGCCACGTAAGGACTCAATCGAGTACACAATGTATACTCGTGTTGGCGTTCAAATCGAGCAGGCAGACGCTTGGGTAGTTGTAAAGAACGTTAAGGTTGCTTCTTAATTAATTAAGAATTAAACTACCGAAAGGCCCCCAATTAATTTTGGGGGCTTTTCATTTTAATTTATCAATGCTATAATTAAAGGACCTAGAAAGAGGAGAAACAAATATGTCGTTTGACACATTAAAAGTAGCCGAATTAAAAGTAATTGCAACAGACTTTGCAGTTGACACAGAAAACTTAAAAAACAAAAAAGACATAATTGCAGCACTATCAGAAGAAGGCGTTACCTGGGATGTTTACCAGAGTACACTTGAAGCAATTGAAAAAGATACCGAAGAGATTGAAATTCTCCCAAAGTTTGATCCAAAGGCTCAGCCAGAAGACACAATACTTGTTAGAATGACAAGAGAGAACATGAGATACGATATCTTTGGTCACACCTTTACAAAAGAACATCCTTTTGTGGCAATGTCAGAAGAAGATGCTCAAACAATTTTTGATTCAGAGGAGGGTTTTCGTTTAGCGACACCAAAGGAAGTTCAAGACTTCTACAACTAAACGTTAACATAAGTTAATGGCAGAAATATATAAAGATCAAGCCTCAAGAGTAATAACTAAAATTTACTGGGCAGGTGAAATAACCGATGCAGATGGAACAGTCACTGCACTGGTTAAAAGATCAAACCCAGACGGAGCCCCGTTTGGCGGTCTACCATCAGCTTCCTACACCGCAACAAAATTAGATTCAGACTTTGGAACTTACGAAATTATAATTCCACAAGCAGCATCTAACTTTAATGAGCCTACTCTAGAGATCACATGGAGCTATTCCGTAAATGGAACTCCAACAACACACAAACAGATACTAGATGTTATTAGGCCATATGTCAGCATTTCTGAATCCCTTGACAGACTAAATATTGGAACAGACGTATCTGATCCAAACTATAAGTCATACAATGAATTAAAAATTGCAGAACGATATGCAAGAAAATTAATTGATGCTTACACAAATCAATTCTTTTCACAGAGATATATGAAAGAAGTACAGTACGGTAATGGAACAGATATTCTTCCCTTAAAGACAAGAATTATTGCTCTTGATAAAATTGTAGAAGAAGACATCACCCTAATAGATTATTCAGCACAGATTAACAATTGGCCGTTTGTGCCAAAAATATCTGAATCGAATTATGGTCTTGCTGTAAACAAACAAGATCTATACGATAACTTAGTCTACACAGCTAACGGACTAGTCCCACCTAGCATCAATGATAGGTCCTACTCTGGAGCATTCAAGAAAGACTACAAGTATGTTGTCACTGGTTGGTATGGATGGGATCGTGTTCCAGATAACGTATCAGAAGCTTGCGTAACATTAATGCAGCAATACTTTGAAAAAGATCGAGCATGGAAAGATAAGTACGTAAAGAATATAAGCACCTTTGACTGGAAGTTTGAATTTATGGACAGTGCACATAAAGGCACAGGAAGCTTATACGCAGATCAATTACTTGCACCATATGTCACAAACGGTATGGTTATAATTTAAATGAGCCTCGCAACTTCATTAATGCCAATGAAGGTGGATATCTATCTTCAAGTAGACGCTCAAGATGAAAAAACGGGAGCTATTAAAAAAGAATGGATATTTACAAGATCAGTTGCATGCGCTGCAAAAGGAATTATATCCAATTCTGGCTCAGGCAGAAGTGGCGACAAACAAACATTTAATAACAGATATCTTAATGACCAAATGTTAGAGATAAGAACTGTAGATCAAATAAACTACAGAGAAAAGGTCACCAACATCAGGGACATGGCTGGAAATGTAGTTTGGAAAGAATTGGATTATCCAACCAATACTTCTACAGTATTTGAAATTATAAGCTCAACACCGATTACCGATCCATTCGGTAATGTTCTTGCATACAACTCTGTTGCAAAGAGATCGGAGAACCAGGCAATTGGATTCTAGTGTTGCACTCTTACAAACCTCAAGCGGATTAGAAAGACCTATGGCGGGATCTCCGCCAGGAGTTTTAATGGACTCAACAGTTGCACAGGTATCTGCATTCCTATATTATCAGGCACAGGTATTAGGCAGATTAACATCAAATGCTGCATTTAAAAACTTATTTAAAACAACTATATTCAATCAAATAGAAAAAGACTTTGGTGAATTTATAGACTCATCTGCAAGAATAAAGCCAACTGCACTTCACCATATGTATGAGTGGAATAAAGCGGGGCAAGAAACAGCAAGGCTATTTAAAATAAAAAGACTTGATGCGGATGGTCTTTCTTTTAGAATAGGATATGATTTTAAATTATCTAAAACTGCAGTGCCTTCAAAGAATAAAAAACAAAAGAAAAAATATATATTCGCAAACAAGGCTGCTGTGATGGAAGCTGGAATGCCCATCATAATCCGCCCAAGGTCCGCTGAGCGACTCGTATTTGAATTGGATGGCATAACAGTGTTCATGCCTAAAGGCTCCTCTGTGACCGTTAGAAGCCCTGGTGGACGTGGATCAAGTAATCAATTTAGATTGCACTACGGAAGATATTTTGGCGGACAATTAGTTAACAGCTCAATTAAAGCATCTGGGTTTCAACAAATATTTAATAGCAAGATGGCTAAAGCTCTTAATACTCCAGCGGGAATTAGGAAGGTGCAATATAGCTTCACACCTGGTAAAATAAGATTAGAAGCGGATATGGAATTACAAGCGGCATTTGGAGGATCATTATGAGCGTAGATTATAAAATAGACTCAATGTTTGAATTACGAAAGTACCTCTGGAACGAGCTAAAGGAAGCAGACATATTCAACCCATATGATTACTATTCAGATAATCTAGGTGTAGAGATTATTCCTATTATTCCAGTCCAGCAGTCCCCAGAATTAGATCAATTTTTAAACGGCAAGAAACATATAGTCTACGACAAGATAGGTATATCCTATGAAGAAAACTGGATGATATGCTGTGAAAAAATATTATTTACTGTATATTCAACAGACGTATCAGACATATATGAGATCAGAAACCTTATGACTGACCTATTTAGAAGAATGGATGAGTCTGCCAAAGATTTAAATTATTCAATTATATCTGATCATTCTGAAATTTCAGGCACAAGCTGCAACATGCTAGGGGCTACTCAACAAGTTAATGGTGTTGCCTACCAATGCATAAAATCTGGAAATAAATTAATTTGGGGCAAAGGTACCCCTCAGAATTGGCCAGACCTCTCATTTAATTTTCATAACATAAGTCTTTTGGAGATATCTCCAATTAGCCCATCTGAAGAGCTCCAGGGATTCTTGTCAGCAGATATAATCCTTGAGGTTAAATACTCAAGATTTATAGGAGATAATGGAAGATTTGCGTAGGTTGCCTTTTGATCGACTATACCGTAAAATTGGTAATGAGGTAAAAAGCCTAGCCAGCTTTGATTAGATTTAAAACGTAAGTCAATATATATATATGTTCATTTAACAGGAGGTAGTACAACATGGCAAAGTTTAATAA